TAGATCGTTTAACGGCCCCATCAATATATCTATCAACAAATTCCACCAATTCTGGTGTTCTTGTTACTGCACAATAATCTAAATTCGTCTTATTTTTATATATTAACTTAAAATCAACATTAAATTTATTTGACATATAATCTTCAAGTTCTTTTAAATTATTAAAATCAAACTGTTTAACAATAACTTTATCATTTGTAATCCATTGATACTGTGAAACAAAACTAAAGATATGTACGGTATATCTTTCTATAAATCCCCCATCTATAGGGTATTCTTTTGAGATACCTAATTTATCAACTAATTTAATTAGTAATGATTTTCTAGATTCAAGTGAGTTATATGCATTGCAAAATTCTAAATGATTTTCTTTTATAAAATTGATTATAAACTCATTACCTACGTTTTTAATTTTTTCGCCTAGAGTACTATTAATTGAGTTTACCATAGCCTCTACGAAATATTTCCAAGCAGATATGAATCTGTCTGTAGAATCTCTAATTATGGCTATATATTCAAAATTAGTTCCAAATCTTTCTAATAAATCATTTATAGTTGAGTGGAGGTGTTTTTCCGTATTTTTATAATCCGACTTTAACTGATTCTCCCAAATCTTACTTGGATATTTTAAATCAAATTCATATTCAACGCATGTATGTTCCATAGACCAAGACGCGTTTTTAGGTATTGGTATAAATACCACTTTATCATCAATAACCATTTTATTTTTTTTACTGAGTTACGTCTGCGTATATGAGTGTTGCAACTTCTTGCATTATAGTTGCAACATTAGTGTTGGTTGTTGCGCTTGTTAATACAACTTCGCTAGATATTATTTTTGGTTTCATATTATTTTTAATTTATATTTTATTATTTCTGCGGTCCCGGTGAATCACAAAACCAACATTGGTCACAACACCAAACGGCACATGTCCATGAAGCACACCAACTAAAACAAGCACCATTGTGTTGTATAAATGTTAACCCGAGCGATTCATCAGCAACTGGTAAAAATATATCATTTAATTCTACGTTTATGTCATATACTCTTCTAGTTACATAAACAATCCCCAGATTGATTATTTTAGATTTAATTAATGTATTATTTACATAATCAAAAAATATAATTGAGTCATTTATTCTAAATTTATTAGTATAAGCAAATGTGGTTTCTAAGGTATCATATTCTTCAATCATCATTGAACTTCCCGGTAAATCTTCATAAACTATACCATTTTCCAAAGTTACTTTAATCATTAATGATTCTCTTGTTTGACCACCTAAATCAATAACAGTTGATGACCCTGTCGAAAATGTGGTTAAATCAGATGAGAATACCCCTGAATTAATGTCAGGGATATACTGAACTTCTCCTGTTTCTGAAGTTTCATTTTCGGGAACCCATGTTAAATTAATGGTTTTAATAAGATCGTTTACTAAAATTTCGTTAGGGTGTTTCAAAGTTCCGTCAGCATACAAAATTGGGGTGTCATCATCTAAAAAGTAACTTGGCCCAAAATTTCTAAATGTCGGGGATTTACTCATCCATAATGGTCTAGCGTCCTGATTCATTTTACCGTTAGAATCGTATGTGGTATCCCAACTATTGAATTTAACAGGACTTGTCATTATGTATGAACCTAAATGTAAACAATCAAGATTACCTCCATATATAATATCTAAACTTCTGATTACCCCCATTTTATCATTTACGATGTTTTCTGAATTTGTATGAAATTCTTCCATAAATTCATGATCCATTAATGAGCTTTTTAAGGTTTCGAGGTTAGCTAAAGAATCTATCTTGTAAAATTTAGGGTAGTCAATATAATTTGTGTTTGGAAATCTAGTTTTTACAATGTAATTTGGGGTTGTCCCTGGTGTTATATGTAATTCATTTAACTGGTCAATGTTTAATGACGGTTCTGATTCTGAATTATAGTATACATTTGGGGTATATGGTTTTTCTGATATTAACCTGTGAAAATTTACCTTATCTTTAGCATATTCTTCATCCACAACAGCTGTAGTATCATAAGATGTTCTAATAATTAAAATACCATTTCCGTCTTCAATATGTGGCACCGTTATTGAATTTTTAGCAACTTCATAATGTGTGAATGTACCATTAATTTCAGACATTATTTCTGACATTTTATCTTTTAAACTAACATTTATAGATGTAGTATCAAATACGTTTTCTTTCTCATTATTGATAAAATTACCGTCTGTTGATATAAAATGTAAATTAACAATTGAGTTGTCTAATAAAAATTGCTTAAAGGTTCCCCAATCCAAGTCAGGTACAATTTTATTGTGAACGTCAACATTCGTATTTGTCTCAACTATTCGTAAGTCACCATTATCATCTTTTAAGAAGTCAGTGCCTAATATAAGTGCTTTCATTTGTTTTTCTTTTACTATAAATATTAATGTTTATTAAATTAAACTCTTTGATTTTTTCACATATTCAAAGCCAACATTACCCGCAATAACAACTCTATCTTTTGTTGAATTTGGTGATTTGTCAGGTGAATGTGGTAAAAACCCTTCCATTATTAGTAGATCCCCCTCCTCAGGAAGATAATAATACCTATTTCCGTCATTTCCCCCAATTATTAATGTACCTTCTGTATCTAGTAAATTATTTGGCATTTGAACATAATATACAAAAGTGTATGTTGGGTGAAAAGAATTAACGAGTTTTTGTAAATCAATGTGGTTGTGTAAAGTAACCTCGCCCCCTCTTTTAAAATCGTCTTGCTTTGGTTTTCCCTTTTTAACAATATTAATCCAGGAATTGACGTTAGTTTTATTAAAAGGTGAAATGTCCACACTCCTTAATTCGTAACAACTTTGTACCCCAAATTTAATTATTTCTTCAATAGAATTGGTTGGTTTCATTTCGTTTTGAAAATCAAAGCTCGACCAATCTCCCATGTAAGCGTAGTTATCTTTTGGTGAGTATGAGCTTGATTTTAAAAATACATTAACATCATCAATGACATTTATTGATTGTATTTTTGTTTTATATATGACAACGTTTTTTTCAAAAACTATTTCTTCCATTAAACTAAATTATGGTTTTTTTTTTGATTTTTAAATGGTTCACGTAACTATCCTCAATAATTTTCCACTTACCTAATGGACATGAGCCATATTCATTTGTAAATATTTTTTCATTTATTGGGCACCCACAAGGGCCGCAATAATGCAACCATTCTTTGTTATGTATCCCTTCTTTTCTAAATTCACATTTTAAACAAAAATCGAGTCTTTCTTTTGCTAATTTTAATCCGGTCTCATCGGGATTAAAAGTTATTATACCTAAATTAATAATTTCTATAGGATCGAATTTCATCAAATTAACGTTTTTTTATTCCCATCCAATAAATTAATATTCCCTGCTACCGATATTCTTTCAACCCCATCACTAAAAAATGGTGAAACATAGTGAGTTAAGTATGATGGAAAAATAAACATTTCTCCGTTTGATGGTAAATGTGATATTTGTGTTATTGGTGAGATAAAAGAATTAACAATATTAATAAATTGATTATTATTTAGTTCATTTTTTTTTATATTTTGACCATACATAAAAGATATACTACCATTTTTAAACCCCCTCTCAATGCTTGGCTCCGATTTAATTTTTTCAGGTATGTCTACATATATAACAAATGAAATGTCTGAGGAATGAAAATGTGGTGAGTTAAAATCTTTAGTTTTTTGAAAATTGATCCATAAATCTTCAAGATGATATTTGAAATTGTAATTTGGTTGTTTTCTGTGTTTCCCAATTTCATTAATATAATTCTCAATAAATACAAAAATTCTATCCTTAAAATAGGAAACATTTTCTGAACTATACTTAAATGAGGAATTAAAAGATATTGATTTTATTTTTTCATTAATTAGTTGTTCATTTTTACCAACCAATAATAGTTCTTCACATAATTGCATATCGACATTAACGCTCATCAATTCTGGACCAAAATTATACTTTTTAAATTCCATTATATTAATGTTTTTTTATGATTTTCAATCTTCTTTAATTTTAACCAACTAACTAACGAATATCTAGTACCCGATTCTATTGGCATTACTCTATGAAAGACGTTCGACGGGAAAATATATAAATTACCGGCACCAAATTCCATTTTAGTTTGTTTATTATTTATTATCAATTCAAAATCACCCCCAGTGTAATTTTCATTTAATTGGATTACAATAGTATAGAATCTATCCTTAAATATTGTGTCATTAGAGTCTATGTGCCAATCAAAATAATCTCCCACATTATATTTTGTAAATTGAAATGTTTCAATAGAGGGTTCAAAACCTTTTATTTTAACTTTTTCCATTACTTTTGAAAGCGTTATATTATTAATATGTCCTAGGTCATCAATAAATGCAACCTTTGATTTTCGAGTTTCTTTTTTATTTAATTTAATAAGCTCAATTTCGGAATATGTTTCAGCGTCTAACAAATCAAGTTCATCTAAACATTTTTTTATTATCGCCCCACATTCTTCTTTAGGTAAAAATTCAGTAATGGTGTATATATTATTGATCATTTTATTTTTTTAACCCGAATTTTATCCATTTATACCAAACCCTTTCATGTAAAAAATATATAATTGGTTTTAATACAAGTTCACCTAAACCAACCATACCAGCCCACTTTAATGGTAGTCCAGCAGATACTGTTAAGATTATTGTAGTTAAAGTACCTACAAATCTGTAACTAATACTTTTAGCTATGTGTCGTTTTACCTGTGGCATCTATTTCTCCTTTTCTAATTTTAGTTCCGCTTATTTCAGCAATTTCTGTAGGTGGTTCGTGGTATATTACTTCATACCCAACACCCCTACCATAATTAACAGATTCAATATCTGGGATAATAGATATCATGATCTTATCCCAATTATTTTGAAAGAATGGTTCGTTTTGTAACATGAATAACACTTCTTGTGCTGTTTTGGGGTTATTTTCATCAACTTGCACATCTCTAATTGCTACCCAAACGTTTTTCCCTTTGTTTAATTGTTGGTTAATCAACCATTCGTGTCCAGCATGCCAATTTTGCCATCTCCCAATGTAAATTGCATATTTTTTCATGGTAATATAATATTAAGTAATTTATTAGTGGTTTCTTCTATTGTTTGATTTGTGGTATCTAGATCCAAATAATTTTCAGTAGGTGGATCATAGTCATTAACTGCAAAATGTTCTCTACCTCTAATTTCGGTGGTGTAAACATAAATTTCTGTAACCTGATTTTCAGATTTAAAGTTTTCTCTTTGATCTTTATAGGGAGAAACTAATGAAACAACAACCGAATACCCCTTGATACTCAAGAACTTAGCAATATCCTGTGCTCTTTCGATGTTTTTACGCCTACCTGCTTCGGAATAATCTTTATTTTTAAAAATATCACGTAGATCATCACCGTCAATATGAACGGTAGTTTCAGCTGGAAGATGTTTTATTAATTCTAGCGCTAAGGTTGTTTTCCCTGATCCGGGTTGACCTGTAAACCAATATATCATACATATAATATAATGGTTTTTTTTGAAAAAACAAAATTAAATCATACCTCTATTATAGAACCTAAAACCAGTTACCTTTTCATATAATTTTTCACCCGGAGATAGGTTTGGTAACCCCAAATTCAAATCTTGGTTTTTAATTATAAAATGTTCATTGATTTTATATAACCAATCAACACCAAAATTATGTGCTATTTGACCAATAACAAGACATTGAATTATTGGTGACCATTTGTGATGACTTAAATGCCATATACCGCCAAAATCATGATTAAAAAAGTCTTTTAAGCCATATAAACTTTCTATTGTATGCTCATTTCTTCTTAGATCTACACCACCACAACAATCACAAGTGAAATTTTTATCTAAATGGTTTTTAAAAGTTAATGGAAATGTAAAATCGTTTTCAAGATAGGTGCCACTTTTACGTTCTTGTAATATCTGGAAAAACCACTTATCACATAAAAACGCTTCGTTATTTTTAATGCTATTATAATAATCATCACTTATCTCCATCAAATTTAGATGTATCATAAGTTGTTCCACATAGCAAGCCCCATAACCTTTATCATAGGAATCTATTTTTTCTTTGTTCTTATAATAATGATCTAATGATCTTTCGGTAGCTTCAGCGAATAATTCATAATCATTAACACATAATAAATTCATATTAGGTACTTCCCCCACAAAGAAATTTTTAATTTTATTTTCACTGTGTTGATCTTTAAAATCATTAAATGGAAACCCATATGCATTCATTGAGCTAATTAAATAGTCATTGAATCCTTTTGGGGTTGTGTTTGGGCCCAGATCTGGAAAGTCCTTATGTGCATAAATGACTGGTAGATCAGATTTGAAATCTATTTTTTTAGTTAACATTGTATCAATATCAATATGTAAAAATCTTTCAGACATCGCTTTAAAGACTTTCATTTTAACAACACTAAACGTATTTACATCTGTTTTTGATAAAACATCAACATCAATGTTCTCATATGGTATCCCAATTTCTTGAATTTGTTTGGCTATAGTTTCATTGGTATATAATGAAATCTTCCCGTAGTTCTTATTTGTAAAAAGAGTACTTAAGACCTGTGAATATATCATTTCTTTCCATATGATTTGAGTATATGGTATATCCAAATTAAAATTGCTTGGTATGTAGCTATGGACAATCTTCATTAAATTATTTTCTTATTAAATTTACCAATTTCTTTTTTATATTCATCAACCCTATATTTTCTATATTCTTCGTTAAGTTTTAATGCGTGTTTATTAAACCATACATGTTCATAATTTAAATTTTCAACGTGGTCTATTCTGTTGGGGTCTTTCAACCAAAATAAAGCTTTACCTGGTGCTGGTGCATCACCTATAGTGTGTGATTCAGAATATGACATATATATATTATTCTCAATACTCTCCACTTTAGCGTTTAACTTTCTAATAGCATAACCTAGTATTCCTTGATCTGCAATTAACCATAACCATTCTGGAATATACTCATATTCTCTTGTGATTATATCTAAATGTCTTCTTAAATAATCGTCCCTTAATGACTCACTATTCATAAAAATAAATGATGTATTTGGTATAAACATGTTTTGATTAAAATCTTCAATTCCACCAATTCTATTAATTTGATTTTCAAAAACAAAAAACTCGCCTCTTTGAATTTCCCATTGTGTATGAACCAAATCGTAATTCCACACCCAACTAGGCATTTCACTTCTAACAATGAAATCTAAATCTAGAAATAGATATGGTACTGGCTCTTTACCCATAACAATAGATTTACCGGTAGTCCAAAATCTACCCGGTTCAATGTATGAGTATTCTTTATTGAATGTTTCTAAAACATCCGTATCTACTTCATCCCATAATCCCAACATTCCTTTTTTCTTATAAAATTCATACCCAACATTATCAGTGTATAATTTTGTTACCCCTACATACTTTTTCGCGTTTCTTACTGCTAATTCCTGTATAACTAATTCATAATCAACAATATCATATTCATCGTCGGGTAAATCAAACATTTTCATTCTATTATACCCTTGAGCATCATTCTTGTGAAAAAATGGTGCGGTCCAATTAACAAAGATTACTTTTAAATTATTCATGTATAAAATATAAGTCTTGTTTTAAATCATTGGTTTTATATAAAGGTACCCCCGAATTTAAAATTGATATACCTATTATTAAACCCTCACCTCTACCTAATGGTTTGTTATTAAATTTAACATCATTATTGTTTATTTCTTTTTTTAAACAATTAAAAATTTTAAAAAAGTCATTCAGCTTTTCATCTCTACTAATAACGAAAAATCTTTCACCAATTAATTTAGCATCGTTAATTTTTAAATTATTTTTTTTACAATGATTTTCAATATGATCAAAATAATCATCTTTAATGATGTTCTTAAATTCTTGATATATTAAAGGGATTTCTAACCAATCTTCAGTATAATAAATCCCTGGGTTAAATTTTGCTTCACAGAAGTTATCAATATTTAATGTGATATCAGAATCAATATATAATATCGTCTCATATTTTTTTAAAGCGATTTCACAAATCAATAATTTATCCGTATAAGATTTGTCTACTTCAGTATACAGGACAATGATAACATTTAAGTCCTTAAACTCTTCTGGACTGTCAGTTAAAACAAGAATATCTACTGGGTAAGATTTATAGGTCTTAATATTTTTAATCGCCAAATCAATATAATAATTGTCTTCTTCTTTTTCTATTATACCATTTTTAACTAATGGAGATTTAAATACAAATAAACAAATAGCTTTATTCATAATCAATTTTATGGTTTTGTATTAATGTTAAGCTTTGCCCAACCAAAACATCTCTTCGCCCATCTGTAACTGGTTTTATAAAATGTGGGTGTGTCAATCCACCTGGAAAGATAATAATATCACCCAATTCTAAATTATAAGAAATGTCTTGTCTTGGAAAACAAAGTTCGCCACCTTTAAAATTATTATTAAGTAAACCAACAAATGTTAAACCACTAAAATCCCAATGAACATTCTTTTCTGAAAAAATTGTATTGTCTCTATAATAATGTAATAAAAACATATCCCTCCATTTTGTTTTAACAAAATCTTTTATATTTTTTATTGTTTCGTGAGACGCGTTTAATCCAATACCATTTTCAATATCATAAATTTTTAGGTAGTCGTCTAAAAGCGGATATTCAATATTATTGAACCAAAAATCATTAATTTTATAAAATAAACTCATATCAATTTTATCTACATCAATCCTATCAATACCACCAATATTATCACGAACTAATAATAATTCATCAATAATAGATTTTGGTATTATAGATTTAAAAACGAAAATATCTGAATCTATTTTTATCATTTATATTTCAATATTAAAATTAATTACACATCTATGGGTTTTACCATAGAATGGTTTAACTGAATGTATAATATCAGCCGGCCACATCATTAACATACCTTTTTTAGGTCTTATAAAGTGAGACATTCCTCTGATATGAAACGTAAAAACACCACTGTATGGATGATCTGCGATTGGCTCACCATCTGATAAATAATATCCACCAACAAAACTTAAAGGTGCTGATTCATAAATAGACCACCTACAATGGTTGTGTTGATTATGTCCTCTTCCAGAAGTTGGCTCATAATATTGTATCCAACTTTCTGTCACCTTTGGGTTGTTGTTATGTTTAAAATTTAATAAATTTAAAAAATCAATAAAACCATCTGTACATCGTTTCTTAATTAGTTTAACACATTCTTCTTCTCTATCTAAAAACTCATTTGTGGGCACAAGAAAACGACTACCTATTGGGTTGAATTCTGTCGGTTCAACCCATTTATCATGTTTACCATAATTTATTTCATATGTACTTTGTCTATCCTGATCATATTGTTCAGGTAATTCTTGCCCCATTAATTTTTGTTCGGGTGTTAACTCATTAAACCCTAAATTATAAACCAAATCATGTAAATCATGATCATCAAATTGTTTCATGTATACTGGTATGGGGGCTAAAAGATATAGATTGTCTTGACCGCTTGGCCAAAGTGGATTGTGAAAATACATTAGCTTAATTTTAAAATATTATATGTTATTGGGAATATATCTTTAAATTTTTGATCCCTAGATTCATCTAGTAAATTATTTATTTTAATAAATGAATTCCAGTCCTGTTCTGTTGATTCTTTACTATTAAGGTATTGCGTAATATTTGTAAATTGTTCTTTAATTTCTGGGCTTTTTACCGGTAAACTATTATAAGATTCATTAACATATTTTTCAATATCTATTTTTAAGTTTTCTGGAATATTGTTTATGCAATAGTATTTTGGTTGTGATAAAAAGTTACAATGTATTCGAATATTATTCTCAATTGCAAATTCAGCGACTTCGTTAAAATCTAGGACATTCATAATTGAAACTGTGTAACAAATATGAAACTTGAAATTTTTTAAATCTTTTGTTTTATCTAACCATAATAAAATATTATTTTTTACTTCATTCCAGTTTGCACCATATCTTAAATAATTAAATTTATCACCAACACCGTCTATACTAAATGAAATATCAGAAAGCTCAAAGTTTTTTAATATTTTAAAATATTCATCTTTAAAAATAGTACCATTAGTGTTAAAATGAACATACTTATTTTTAGCAATACCAGTATATACACATTTTTCTAAAATGGACCATTGTTTTTTCATTAACATTGGTTCACCACCATATAGATCAAGTATTTTTACTGATGATATATTTTTTTCAATTTCATCCCAAACCATACTGTCGTCAGCAAATGGTAAAGAACAAGATTTTGTAATCTGATTTAGTTTTTCATCTGAAATATCTGGGTTTAGAACTGATTTATGTTCTTTTTTCCAGTTTGAAGATGAATATACATTACAAATTCTACAGGATAAATTACATATGTTACCCATGTTAAGTTCTAAAAAATGAATTTCGTTTTCTGATAAATTTAAATGTGAAATTCTTTGATTATCTCTCATCCTTTTACTTTCAACCCCAGAATCTTCTAAATCCCAACAGCCGTTACATTCGGGAGATTTAATTCCTTTTTTAAAATCTTCTTTTATTTTTTTTAATGTGGGAGATTGTTGTGCTTCTTGAAATGTGGTGTTTAAAACACTCATAACATTATCCCCATCATCTTTAAGATACACTTCACTTGCAATACAACATGGTGTAAACTTCCCGTCTGTTGTTACTCTCAAACCATTAGTTATGTTTGCACACTTAATCATATTATATTGTTAAATTATGTCTTATTCTTTCAGTTTTTGGTAGCTGATTATATATTTCCAAGAGATTAGAATATTCAGGGTGGTTTGGATTACCAATATCTGTTTTTTCAAAATGTTCGGGGGTATATGTCCCCCAATTAACAACCCTATTATAAAAAACTGACCAGTTCTTCTTTTTCATTGAGAATATATTTTTAACCATGTCATAGAATAACCCCATCTCTTTATAATTTTCATATTGAACAACAAAAGATAGTGTTATATCGTGTAGATATGGTAAACTAGAAATGAAATCTAGGTTACTTTGTATATCTTCCCATTTACCTCCGATTCTAACTTTATTCTCATATGTTTCTTTAGTCGCTGAATCAACAGATATCTCACAACTACGCACGTATTTGTGAATGTTTTTCATTCTTGACCAGTTAGAATCATTCCATAATGTTCCGTTGGTGTGTAAATGTATCTTTTTAAGTTTTGGGTATTTGTTAAAATCGAAACCCATCATCCATTTTCTAAATGTTCTAGAAAAAAACGGGTCGCCAGATCCTGTACATTCAATATGTTCTAAACCGTTACTTAATTCTTTTTCTATGTGCTGTATTAATTGTTCGGTCCTTTCTCTTTCTTCACCTTCATAATTAATAAATTTGGTTCTACACGATGGGCACTTTAGGTTACAACTTTGATCAAAATTCATTTTGATACTGGTTGGAAGACCGGTATCGTATTTTTCTCTATTTTTTAAAAACTCATCTTTTTTAACAAAACCATGTGTTTTACCTTCTTTAAGACCGGTTAGTTTAGGACATCTTGATTCAATACAAAATTTATAGGAACCATCTAACATACTTTGTCTAACCTGTTCCGCAATATCTGATTTCCAATTAGTTTCAATAGACATTGGGTCACCCAAATTAACAGGTAACCAATTAGGACAACACATAAATGTTTTATGGTCAAATAACTCTGAAAAGTTAAATGGTTGTGTACATACCCAATCTTTCTTATCTAATGGTATCATGTTAAACTTGGATAGCCTTTTTTCTCCATTAAAAATGTCTTATCATCAATTGTAGATTCAATCTCATCAAACCAATCTTTATACTGTGGATTTACTTCTAAAAATGACTCATTTCTTCTATTATCTAATATATATGTTGATCTAAATAAGTGTCTTCTGGCATCTTGAATATCCCCTTCAAATGGTGTATACAAGTGTTTTTCCCAACCATCCTTTGCTTGTTTAACAATACTTCTAGTATAACTGTCACCAATTGTTTCTATGTAGGTATTCAGTTTATTAATCAAACTAGTTTTTAAGTTATCTGGTAAAATTCTAATATCATACCACATCGGAGATGTTAATAAATTATTTAAAGAAACCGTACTAGGGTTGACGCCAATACTTATAGCCATATCAATTAATTCATTGATGTGAAATATGTTTAAGATACTAATTGTGGGAGATATGTGGACTTCCATTCCTTTATCAACACAAGATTTAATGTTTTGATAAACCGCATTCCATTTTGTTCCATTTCTAACAACTTCAGCTAATTTACCAACAGCATCTAAAGAAGCGAATAGAAAAATTCTACCTTTTGGATCTTTTAAGAAGTGATCCCATAAACCATGTAAATCCCATTTTTTAAAATGTATATGGCTGAAATTTGTGTTGTATCTAATTCTAACATCAGTTCTACCTGCAGCTATTAATTTTTCCAAAATAATATAATGTTCATCCATTATAAGCGGCTCTCCACCAGCAAAATAAATTTCTTCAACCTCATTTATAAATTGATCAACATATTTGAATATATCTTCTTTACTATCAATATTAAAATTGATCACCCCGTTGTTATTTACGTGAGTTCCAAATAGTGCAGCTTCATCATCATACCATTTACTACTGGAAAATATGCCACACATTCTACACTTAAAATTACACATATTGGACCATCTGAAATCCCAATATTTTAGTACGAACTTATCATTATGCCCAGTTTCCTTATTTGTCTGGCTTATTAATTCATTAATACCATCATTGAAAAAATAGTTATGTGTTTTTCTTGGGCTTAATAAACCGCTATCCTCAATTAAAAAACATCTTTCGCATAGTTTAGGTCTGTTACCGGATAACATATCTTTTCTAATGCTCATCATCTGTTCATTGTTCCAGATTTCTTCTAATGTATTATCTTTAGTATTCCCTATAGGCATACCATATGGTGCCATACAGCAAGGGTATATGTCACCATTGGGTTGTATATTTAAATGTATCCAAGGTAGTACACAAAATGTGTTTGATATATTTTCTGAATTATTAATCATATTATTTTTTTATTTAAAATATCTTTTATTTTTGGGAACGTTTGTAGGAAGCTTTCACTTCTTATTTTATCAACTTCGCTTGTTACTTTTAAAAACGTGTTCATTTCTCCATTCTCTTTAGCATTGTAATAAACACTATACAAATCATTATAATATTCATCACTAATTTTACCTTTTATTTCATCTATTTTTTTTCTTCTTACCTCTATTGGAAATAAATTAGCATTTTGATATGCTGGTGAAAAGACATGATTAGGAACTAATCTATATATTTTTCCAGTACCATCTAATTTATACAATCCCTCTGCAATTAGAAATTGAGCTAGTTCTTCAATATATAAAAAATTGAAAGCATTAACCGTTTGTGTAACTGATATATAAAAATCATATTCGTTTAGAAATCTTTTTAAGTTTGTTATTGTAAGCTCCCAATTACTTAAACTTCTAATAAAAGTGTTTCTATCTTTAACATCATCGATACTAACAGATATGGTGACATTGTTAAATGATTTTAATTTTTCTAACGTTGGTTTAATTGAATCAAAATTGTAATTAGCATTGGTTATGTAAGAAATTGTGGCATTTTTTGCGTACCCCTCACCAACCATTTTTTCTATCAGATAGTTGTGTTTTGGTACAAGAAATGGTTCACCACCACTAACCTGTATTAAATTTAAATCTGGGGTGTGTTTTACCAAATCGTCATAAAATTCTGCTTTGTCAGTCCAATCATAACTTGTCCCCTCACTGTTTTTTAGAACATCATATGATGAAGGTAATGGTACAATATCTTTTAATTTATAATAATCCGTAATCCACGATGTACTCGATTCAGCATTACAGGATCTGCATTTAAAGTTACAGTAATTACCCAGCCTTAATTCAACGTTCGTTAGATTTGGTTTAATGCTACCATCTTCATTTATTGAAATGTCAATAGGTGTTCTGGATTCCTTAATTCTTTTTGATATGTCGCCGTTCTGTTCTACATTATAACAAGTTAAACAAGCTTTAGGTATTTCACCATTTACCATTTGCTTTCTAACTTTTTTAAAACTATCGGAATTGATAATTTTTTCAACACCTTGTTCAATGTTAAGCATTTTACCGTCTGTTTTAGCGAAAGTTTCATCAGCCCCCCAATTAGCTTCACAACATACAGAACAATGACCATGTGGGTGTACACTAATGTGGTTCCATAATAAGTTGCATATGAATTTTTTATTTTCCATAATCTATAATCTATTAAACCAAGTAATAAATTCGTTTGGCATGTATTCATCAATTGGCTTATTTCTTCTTATTGAATATTGATAAACGAATTTCTTTAAATCGTTTACTTTGTTTTCTCTACTGTCACTATCTTCATAAGACACGTCCACTTGTCTTAGGTATAAGACCAACCTCTCAAAATGATTTACTTCCCATTCTTCCATCCACGGTTTATTAAGATTAACCACAGATTCGATTTTACTTGCCAAGTCATTTTTGATATCCTGATCAATCATATTAATACTTTGAAAAGATGGGAATCTTAAAATGTTTACACTCATTGAGAATGTATGAATGTTATTGAATTCTTTTCTCCACTTTATAATTTCTTTTAAAAATAGATCAACAGTCCATATACTTAAAACGCTGATAGTCATCATGATATTTAATCTTCTAACTTTTTTAGACCTCTCAACTTTAAACATATTTTCTTTCCACAAATCCCACTTAAATCCGTCTCTAACAAATTCCTGGTGTTTACCAAAACATTCTGCAGATGTATATATGTCTAATGATTTAAACTTATCAGATGAGTTAAGTAACTTATAAAGTCTTTCATCATCCATAATGAGATTACTATTAACAGCAAAATCAAATTTATCATTATTACAAACGTCCAATAATTTCCAAAAAGACGGGCTTCTAGAAGGTTCTCCACCGGATACCCGTAATTCTAATAATTCACCTCTAATTTCATCAAACCAATTAAAAAAATTATTTATATAAATGTTGTCTTCGTTTTTATTACCAAACGGCATAGCGATCGACCCATCACTTTTATATGTTAATCCTCCATTAGTCTTCATCCCTTCATATTCCCCGTTAGTTAAAATATCTTTAGACCAGGTGGAACTAAATTCTGAATTACAGTAACTACAAGCCAAATTACAAAGGTTATCAAAACAAATTTCAACAGTTTTAGGAATAACATTAGCATCCCACGGCATTGTTTTTATTTTTTCAATATCCTCCTTTGTATATCTAGATGTTTGATACATCCTATCGCTAAAAATATTTGGATTATCCTTTGCAGCATCTTCAACTCTCCAACAATATGAACATTCACTGGGTCTAATCCCGTCTAACATTTCTTTTCTTCTTTCTTTCTTGAAATTGGTGTTGTGTAATGCTGAAGGGTTATTATTTAGTTCTTCCAGTGGAATTGAATGTGCTAAAGGATGGTGACAAGACGCAGTCCTACCATTACCTAACCATATAGACACATTATACCACTTTGCAGCACAAAAAGATGAGGAAAACTCATCCATTAATTTTTTTATTTCAGTATATGGTATGTTAGACATTAAATGATCTTCTGTTTTGGCGCAACATTATTAAATGTGTCGATTGATTTATTAACATATTTTGGATCTTCAATTAAAATTCCATGGTTCCCATTACCACTTTTATCAAAGGTTTTAAATTTAGAATTTTGTTGGAAATCAATATTAATATACATATTTTTCTTTGTATAATCAAATGATGAATCATATATTATTATTTGATTGATCTCCCCGTTAAACCATTTTTCATTTTCATTATTATACGGATAAAGAGCGCCAATTAGTATCTTTTTATTTGAATAATCAACAATATTACCCTTAATTTTTGAGTCCATTAATATATCATTGAAATAAAGACTAATATACTCAGAAACAGTCACTTTTATATCCATTATTTGTCTAATATCATCAACTACAAATCTAACATCATTGTAGATGTGTCCTGTTGTATACCAAACAAACTTAACAATATTTGGGAACTCTAAAAATAGCCCCATAGGGTAACCGTCTTTAGAGATCACACAAGATTCATTCTCGATAAAATCAATTAACTTAAAATTAGCGTGTATTGTAAAATCATTCTCTATTGAGGAATAATCTTTAATATTCGTATTATTCTTTGTTTTATTTGGAATGAAATATGATGTTTTATTGAATATCATGATAAAATTTTTCTAGCTCTGGGAAAGTTTTAACGAAGTTTGTGCCTCTTCTTCTGTCATGTTCATCGACAAAAATTTTAAAATCTTTCTTATTTGTTTTTAACCATTCTTCATCTTCCTTAACCAACATCCAGTCATGGATTCTATTTAGTTTATTGATTTCAATATCTGTAAAACCAAAACCATCCATACCAACTCTAACTTGTTCATAAAAATCCATTAATTGCGCTTGTTCTTTTACTTCTTTTATCCAATAATCATCTACGATTTTAACGGTCTGATACTCTGGGTATCTAAGGTATGAAGAATCTAAAATAATTGACGATCCATAGTATCTATAAGGATTATGGTATTCCTCTTTTAATTTATATACGTTTTTAATTAGTTCTTTATAATTTGGTATTGACAACGCATTATATGTTGACATAATAATGATTGTAAGTGATGGGATCTCTTTTAATAAGATATTAATTCTATCCCAAACCAAATTAAAGTTCATCCCATTTCTAATATATTCTGCCTGTTTTCCCCATGAATCTACACTAGTGAAAAGAATCACTTCATTAACCCTACCTTCATCAATTATTCTTTTTATTTTATTTAAAAAATCATTAAATAACTTATCTGGTGCACCCAAATTGGTGTTTAAGGATAAATTTAAATTTTTATTTGGGTTGGGGTTTTCTATAATATAATCTAAAACCTTAAATGTGTCTTTAGATAGTAGTGGTTCTCCACCAGTAATTCTAAATGTGTGTAAATCTCTGTATAATTCTGGCCACCACTTCCAAAATGATTCAACATATGGGTTATACTCATTGTGTGGAATTGGCATTTTGTTTTCGGCTTTTAACCAATCAAGATTACCAAAATCATTTGATGTTGGGTATTTACCATGTTGTAATATTTCTTGCATCCACTGTGACGAATATGATGGGCCGCAGTATGAACACTTGTAGTTACAATGATTACTAAAGGAAACTTCAACATACTTGGGATTGTAGTTTTCATCCCAATTAAGGTTTTTTATTTCATTAAGAAACGGCTTAGACCAGGGCTCAGATGATTTATAGGTTCGATCTGAAAATGCGTTAGACGAGTCTTCAATATTCCAACAGTAACCACATTCTTTCGGTTTCCCACCCTCTAACATCAACTTTCTTTGTTCCTTTTTGAACTGCGTGTTATGCAATGCGGATGGGTTATTACTTAATTCATCCAACGGTATAAAATGTGGCGAGGGGTGATGACACGAATGAGTTTGCCCCATTTGTAAATGTAGCGTAACCTGTGTCCATTTCGCTAAACAAAACCCACAGCCAACTGAATTCAATTCTTTTCTGGTCTTATCAAAAATTTCATTTAGCATTTTCTATATTTTATGTAAGAAGTTACAATTGTTTGTTAAATCGTAACTTTTATTGTGTATAAACTTATCAAATGTATGCTCCGATATTAATACATCATCTTTCTTAATAGATAGATAAGAAAGAACACCATCAAAGTAATTTAAATTGAAACCATTCTTGGGAAAATTACCGGAACCGAAAATGATATGTGGTCTTTCATCACTAACCAACTTTGTACTCAAATCAATATCAAATAATAACTCATCATTTATAGATAGTTTTATATTAAAACCACTTTTTATTATTTCTAAGCTATATTTTTTATTTGGCACCCATTGATAATTTTTGGTTAAATATTTTGTATCATTTCCTTCCTCACTATAAACCATCAACAAACCGTGGCTTTCAATATCAATCCCAAAATATGTTGGTAACTTAGCGAACAGAGTCATTTTTTCATTAACAATGTTAGATAATTTAAATTCCAATGAAAAATTGAAATCACCTTCGTAATCAAATATTTTATTACTTGGGTATTCAATAAAATTATCGACAAGAAAGTCTGGCCACATTACCCAAATATTATCTTTATTTATTTTTAACATCGTTATATAAGCTTTTTAATTGTGGGAAAGTTGAAATGAAATCTGTTCCCCTTCTTTCATCATATTCGTCAACAAATGCTACGAAATCTTTTCTGTTTTGTTCAACATCAAAGGTATCATCATTCGCTATTGCATAATCATAAATTCTCTTTATTTTTTGTACCTCAACATCTGAAAACCCAACATTGTCATAATTAAATTCTGGGGTAGCATAATAAAACGCTTTTTTTGCCGACTCTAAAATAAGTTCTTTATGTTCTTTATCTAAAATCTTCACAGATAAATGTTTAGGCCATCTTAAATAAGAAGTATCTAACTGTATTGCAGAAATCCAATATCTAAGATCGTTAGCATGTTTTTTCTTCATAAGAAATGTTTGTTCTATAACATCACTGTATGTAAAGACAGATAACGCATTAAATGTTGCCATAACATTAATTGTTACTTTGGGTAGCTTTGTTAATATTTTATCTACATTCAACCAAAATTTTTCATAATCTAGACCGTATCTAACATATTCCGCTTGTTTATCTTTTGCCTCAACTGAAGTAAAAATAATTAATTCTTTCACTTTATTATTATCACATAAATCTTTAGCAATTTCAATAAACCTATCTATTAAGTTATCCGGAACACCTAAGTTACTATTAATCGCCAATGACAAATTAGGATTATCCTCCCAATTTGTTTGAATATATTCTAAAACCTTAAAGGTATCTTTAGCTAATAATGGTTCACCGCCGGTAATTCTAAATGTGTGTAGATCTTTATATAAATTTGGCCACCATTCCCAAAACGCCTCTAGATATGGGTTATGTTCTGAGTGTTTATATGGCATTTCTTTTTTCGCCTCTAATTCTTTAATGTTGTTATAATTGGTTGATGTTTTATAACCACCAAACTTTTCTATCTCCTCAACCCATTTCGAAGAATATTGAGGGCCACAATATGCACATTTGAAATTACAAGTATTAGAAAAAGAAACTTCGACATATCTTGGGTTAAATTCTTCTCGCCAATGAGACTCTTTTATTTGCTCAAAATATGGTAATGACCATGGTTCGGATGATTTAAAAACACGATCAGAAAAATTATTACTGTTGTCTTCTATATTCCAACAATAGTTACATTCTTTTGGTTTCCCCCCTTCCATCATTTCCTTTCTTTGCATCTTTTTATAACGAGTATTATGTAATGCTGATGGATCTCTTTTTATCTCTGCTATCGGGATTTTATGTTGAGCTGGGTGGTGGCAAGAGTGTGTTAAACCAATACCTAAATGCATGGTAACTTGTGTCCATTTTGCTAAACAAAACCCACAACCAACACCATCTAATAACTCTTTTGTGTCTTTAAAATTATTCATTTAAAACATTATTTCAATCCATGGACAGATTTCTTTGTAATCAGTATTCCTCATACTATCTAATTTTTCCAAGTATTCTTTTAAATCATTTTTAGTTTGATTACCCCTTATTATCGATGAGTCAATTTTTAAATGATTAATAAAATCATTCATTATTGATACCGTTTTACTATAGTATTCTTTTTTACTTAAATTTTCATTTATGTAATCAATTACTTTATTTTTAAATTCTGTTGGTGCCGCACCTACCGCAAACCAGTAAGGTGTTGTCGCCCAGTGAATGTGTATCAAATCTTTTTTAGTATAGTTGTTATCTAAAACATAATCAATAAAGTCAAAGGTATGAAATACATTCATCATTGTGATAGTATATTCAATTTCAGCATTAACATTTGGGTGTGTTAAATTGAAATCCGCAATTTTTTTGATATTATCAAAGAACTTTTCAGAGATGAATCCAGTTCTCTGAAACTCACCAACCTTTCCGTATCCATCACATGAACACCCAATTATTACGTTTTTGAATTTTTTTAATGCTTCAAGAATATCAATTTGTTTATATTTTAAATTCGATAAATTAGAATTTATATAAACATTAATATTCTTTGCTTGATCTTCACTAAATCTATCAATTAGTTTGAATACATCTTCATTAATAAACGGTTCGCCTCCAGCGATATAAAGATGTTCAATATAATTTAAATCTTCATCAGAAAATTTATTAACTGGGTCTTCACCAATCTTATAATGCTTACTATAAAGGTTGTTCATACCAACACCATAAATTTCAATCAAATCATCAAGCCACGACGATGATAATGTTGGGCCACACATTCTACATTTAAAATTACATAAGTTGGAAAATCTCACGTCCAAATACTGTAACTTATTTATAGAATAATCTTCATTAAACAATTCTGGATCATCAAACTTTTCTTTCCAGTTATTATTCCAAACATCTTTTAGGGTGTTACCCTTTTTAAAACAAATATCACATGGTTTAGGGGTTATACCATTATCCATGTCTTCTCTTAGTTTTTTGAATTGTTTACTGTTTAATAGATCCATTACATTATCATAATCGGACCACAGTAATTTTTCTTCAAAATTATCAGCAACACAACAAGGTCTAACTAACCCATCTGGGTTTACATACAAAGAAGTATATGCTAAAATACATTGAGTATCTTTCATTTCATTTTACAATTTATAAATTTTGTGTTAGGGTATGTTAAATCATCAATATTATCTATTTCCAAAACATTTAATATTTGTGATAAACCATCGTTTTTATATTCTATTTTTTTCTGTTGCATTTCTGTAACAAACCTTTTTTCATTTCTAGCTGTTGTTTCCCCCTTTGCCCATTTTCCATTTACAAACCCTTCATCAATATGAGGTAAACAATAGAACCTACTATCTCTACGATATGGAATAACATTTTCAATCACTTCAATATCTTCTTTAGTGAATTGTACATTTTGATTTATAAAAGCCACATTATTAAAATCAGAATTTAAAATCAAATTGTCGGTATTTTGATCCATCTCTTTTATATTGTCAAAAAATCTATTATAAATTTTAACATCTGAGATTTTACCTTTGTAATAAACATTTGAATGGTTACAAAAACCGATTAAAAAAGGTTTGATAGCATCATGCGTTTTTAAATCATTACCAATTGAGAACGGTGTGTTTTGTTTTACCCCATTCATTTGACAAATTAGTTCATCATTTACATAAAAGTACACTTTTTTCTCCTCACTATTAAAACTTAATGTTACTTGTGTCCACAACCCTTCAAACCTCTTAGCCCAGTTATAGTGATGCATACCATTTCTGTCAAATAATTGCATTGTTACTGCTCTAGAATTATTGAAAGACATTCCCCAAGTCCAGCTACCATCTTTTCTAATTAACGGGTATTCAACAAAAATTCTTTGTTCATCACCAACAAGCCAAATAGGTACTTTATCATTTTGTTGTTCAGCATTAAAGGTTATTGTAATTGTATGGTCATTATGTAAACACGAACTTATTTCTCTACTCGTAGGGAACGTTAAAAAAGAATTTGAACCATTAAAGTTAGCAACAATCTTATCGGTTTCTTTTCTAATAACTCTACCGGTTGTTAAACCTTCAAAATAACATCTCCAAAATAAATCATCATCTTCTTGCCCCCAATCCCAATAATCATTTGAATA